GGAGCCCTGCAATCGAAGGTCTTCTTCGACGACATCAGCAAGCACTGGTTCGTCGACGCGTGGCGTTCGTTCGGCGTGGCCCCGTCCGTCGCCGCCTTCGCTGGCGTGATCAAGAAGAAGCTGTAATCAGCATGCCCCCGTGCCCTACCCGGGTGCGGGGGCTTTTTGCGTAGGAGTTCCAGATGGACAAGCTCACGGTCGTGAACCAGTGCCTTGCCACCCTGGGCGAGCAGAAGCTCACCTCCCTCACGGACAGCCATGCGTTCCTCGACAACGCCCTCGATTGCCTGGAAGATCAGGTGCGGGTGGTCGCGAGTCATCGCTGGTGGTTCAACGAGGAGAAGCTGAGCATCACGCCCAACGCTGTGGACAAGGGCCTGTACCTCCCCGGTAACACGCTGGAGGTCATCTGCCCCAAGCCGCAGTACGTGCAGCGAGGCAACCGAATCTACAACACCGATGGCGGCAGCTACGAGTTCGATGACGTGATGAAGGTCACGATCTACCGACTGCTCGACTTCGAGGAGCTGCCCGAGACGGTGGCCCAGTACATCGCGGCCAAGGCCGTGCTCAAGTTCCAGACGGACTTTGACGGCGATCAGCTGAAGTCGCAACGCCTGGAGCAGAAGGTCGTGGAAACCATGGCGGCAGCGCAGGCTCAAGAGACTCGCAACCGCAAGGTCAACATGATCGCCAACAACGAATCCATCATGCGGATCAAGCGCTACCACTAGCGCGGGAGCCGTCGATAAGGAGAACCCATGAAGACCTCAGGCTCTACCGTTTCCCTGGTGCAGGGTGTCAGCCAGCAGGTGCCGCAAGACCGGCGCCCCGGCCAGCACACCGAAGTCCTGAACATGCTGCCCGATCCGGTCGAGGGCCTGACGCGTCGTCATGGCAGCCGCATGATGTCGGAGAAGCAGACTGGGCTCGACCCTGCCAGCTTCCCCGCCATGCTGGCTGACACCGACTCGTGGCGCAGCTTCGAGTTCAGCAACCAAGCACACGATTACACGGTGCTCTACCGAAGCGGGGCTCGCCCTGCCGGTAGTGCCCTCCCTCCTGTCCTAGTCTACGACCGGACGGAGAACAAGTTCCTCGGCTACGTCCGCCCATCGGTGGACACCGACCTCGACAAGCTCGAAGCAGACGGCATCAGCGCCATCACGGCGGTCGGCAAGTTCCTGTACCTCGCAGGCACCTCGGTGTCTCCGACCCTGGAGGTCACCCAGGTCCACGGCTCTGTCGCCAACAAGAACACCGCTGCCATCTGGGTGCGGGGCGGTGCATACGCCCAGGAGTTCAAGGCCACCTGCTACATGGCGGATGCCTCGGTCAAGGAACTGAAGTACACGACCCCGACCTCCAGCTACCCGGGCACGCTCGACACCAGCGGCGTCCCGACCCAGGTCAAGGACCCGGCTGGCGGCACGCAGCAGGACACCGAGTCCGGCTTCATCCGCAACAACATGCACCGGCTGGTGTACGGCTCGTTCAACCCCACTGGGCTGACGGCCAAGGAATCTGGTGGTGCCAACCTCACGGTGGTCAACTCCCAGACCCCGGCGCTGCACCAGATCGGCTGGGCACCGGGTCAAGCGGTCTGCTACTTCCACCCGTCCTACAACGGGGCGTACGATGTGACGATCACGTACACCCACGACAAGACGATCACCAACCCCAACTACGCGGCGACGATCACGCAGCTGACTAACGACTACAACTCGGCGGTCACGAAGTGGATCGGCGAGGCTGCGGAGAAGCAGACGGCCAGCAACATCGCCAAGGAGCTGTACAACAGCGCCATTGCCCAGGGCATGACGGCTACCCTCGTGGAGACCACGGTCATCGTGGAGGGCTGCCAGAACGTCACTGTGGCTGATGGCGGGACCGGTGAGCTGATGCGTGGCGTCGCCAACAGCGTCCGCTCGGTGGACCAGCTGACCACGATCCACAAGATCGGGAAGGTCGTCAAGGTGCAGGCCGAGCGGTCGGAGGATTCCTTCTACATGAAGGCGATCCCGGCTGACAACGCCAGTGTCTACGGCAAGGTCACCTGGGTCGAGGGTGCTGGCGAGATCCAGACCGTCAAGACCGGTATCCTGATGGGCTCCCGCATCGGCGACAACTTCGCCCTCGCCTCGACCTCGGCCAAGCTGACCGCCCTCATCGGCGTCGCTGCTCCCGACTTCACCCCGTCCAGCGTGGGTGACGGCTTCAGCAGCCCGCCCCCGTTCTTCATCGGCCGCCGCATCACCTACCTCGGGGTCTTCCAAGACCGCCTGATCGTGGGCTGCGGTGCTGTGGTGCGGGCCAGCCGGACCTCGGATTACCTGAACTTCTTCCGCACCTCGCTGCTGACCGTCGTTGCTGACGACAGCCTCGAAATGCTGAGCCAGGGTAGCGAGGACGACACGCTGCGCCACGGCGTGCTGTATGACCGTGACCTCGTGCTGTTCGGCGACAAGCGGCAGTATGCGATCTCTGGCCGCAACACGCTGACTCCGACCTCGGCCAACATGCCTGTGATGTCGAGCCATGCTGACGCTGCCGGGGCTAAGCCGCTGGCTGTGGGCGGGTTCATCTTCTTCGGCAAGGCCGGTGAGGGTAGCTCCGAGATCGACCAGATGCAGCCCGGCCTGAACGTGGAAAGCCCGGAAGCCTTCTCGGCCTCCACCCAGGTCAACACGTTCCTGTCTGGCAAGGTCATCGAGCTGGCGGACCACGCCAAGCCGAAGCACCTGTTCGTCCGCACGACGGGCCACCGAAACGGCATCTTCGTCTTCACCTACCTGGATCAGGCGGGGCAGTCGCGGGGCCAGGATGCGTGGCACAAGTGGACGTTCAACACCGGGCCGGTCATCGGCATGCAGCGGACGGCTGACGGCCTGCTGGTCTTCCACCTCCGGGTGCTGGACGGCAAGGTTCTGTACGTGGCTGACCGCGTGCCGCTGGCGGCGACGCTGAGCACGGTCCCGTACCTCGACTCGTGGCGACCCGAGTCGGCGATGGGGCAGGTCACGGACACCAGCCAGGGAGACCTCTACGTGGCGGCGGATAACTCGTCCATCCGCTACTTCATGGGCGACACCCTGGCCCGCAAGGCTGTCTTCAAGGCTGAGTTCCCCGACGCCACCGGGCTCACCGTGGGCTGGGGCTACGAGACTGCGTTCACGCCGACCAACCCCTACGTCCGCGACCGCAACGACAAGGCGATCACCACCGGTCAGCTGACGATCACTCGGGTCATCCCGACGATCAAGCAGTCCTCTGGATTCTGGGCCACCCTGACCGCACGTCGCAAGACGACGGACCAGGAGTACAACGCCCGGGTGGTGGGCGACCCTACCAACGTCGTGGGTCAGGAAGTCGTCACGACCATGGACCAGCCGGTCCCCATCGGACAGGAGACGCGGGACTATACCCTGCGCTTCCGTGCCCGCCGCTGGCTGCCGCTGACCTTCACCGGGCTCCAGTGGATCGGCCAATACTTCAACCGCGCCCCGCGCATTTAAGGAGAAGCCTATGTGGTGGATGGCACTGGTGGGAGCAGCCAAGGGTGTGTTCGGTGCGTCCGGTCAGAACAAGCTGATCGACGCGGAGAACCGCCTGAGTGCTGGCCTCGCCAAGGACAACAACAAGATCCGCGACGCCAAGAACGAGCAGCTGGCCGCGAAGAACACCCTGAGCCGTTGGGTGCAGTCGGTGAACAACCAGCGTGCCCTGACTGCGGGGGCCAAGGCTGCGGAGGATACCTCCCGCAACTTCTTCCGTACCGCCGATGCGTATGCCTACAACTCCCTGTCCCAGGGCGTGCAGAAGGCAGAGCAGGCCGGGGCCAGCGTGGCAGGTGCTGCGGCTGCTGGCGTGGAGGGCGGGGTCACCGACATGGTGAACCTGTCCACCCGCCTGCGGTCGGCGATGGTCGAGCAGCGATCCAAGGACGTGCTGCGTATGCAGGCCAGCGACACCGAGCGGCGTGCTGGCGACATCATGTCGCAGACGATCCAGGGCCTGGACACCAGCCTGATCGTGGACAGCCTGGACTACACCACCGACGTGGCGAACCAGAAGGGCAAGCAGTCGTTCCTATCCGCTGCTGTCGGCGGTGCCGCAAGCACCTTCGGCGGCGCCGGTGGCTGGGGCAACAACGCGACCTTCAGTTCGATCGGTGACTGGGCCAAGGGCCTGTTCGCCGACAAGAAGTCGGGCGTCGATCAGCTGCTGGGCAGCAAGGCGTTCACCAGCACCGACTGGTCCACGCCGAGCACTGCACCCTCGACCTACGGGAACAGCAACACCAACTCTTTCAGCTTCGCACCGTCGGAGTCCTGGCGTAGCTGGGGCATCGGCACCAGTCGATAAGGAGGCCGCATGGCACGACAAGACAACATTCAAGGAGCCCCGACCGAGGGGTTGGGTCAGCGGGTCACGTTCGCGTTCAACGTGGACGGCGCCCCGCAGATCGGAGGCAGCGGTGGTCCTGTCGGTGCCCGTGCTGGCCTGGACATCGTTGGCCCCGGTTCCCGCATCACGGCGTCTGGTGACACCGGAGTCCGGCAGCTGCAAGACAACGGTCTGATGGACACGCTGGTCAAGCTGTCCGGTGGCGTGGCGGCGAAGCAGCAGCGACTCATGCAGCAGCAGAGCTTCTTCACCGGCATGCAGCGAGCCATGGCCGGTGAGGCTGTGGCCGACATCGCCAAGGAGCAGCCGTGGTACGCCACCCTGTTCGGCGAGGCTGACGTGACCGAAGGCGCCCGTGCCTACGCCGCCTCGGCCAAGGCCCAGGAGGCAATCGGTGCTCTCGAAGATGACATGCCGAACCTCCGCAAGCTCGGCCCGCAGGAGGCCCAGCAGGCTTTCCTGAAGGTGATCAACGGCACGGCCACGGGTGACATCCCGACCGACGCTGCACTGATGACGACCTTCACCCAACACATGCCTGCTCTGATGCGTCGCCAGACGAAGGAGCACTGGGGCTGGAAGCAGGAGCAGGCCGTGGCGTCCGAGTCGGAAGCCTTCCGGGCTGGTGCCGATCTCTTGCAGAACGCAGGGGCTGGGCTGGCTGCCGGCACCACGACCCGCGAGGAGTACCAGGGCATCATCGAGAACTTCAAGATGGGGGTCATCCCCGCTGCTGGTCGCGATGAGAAGGGCTACAAGGAGAACATGACCGCGAACCTCGCCCAGTGGGCGGCGCAGGGCAAGTTCCACGCGGTCAACGCCCTGATGGAGAGCGGCTTCGGCGACGTGCTCAACGCGGAGCAGCTGACCAAGATCACCAAGGCCCAGGAGGCTGGCGAGAGCCGCACCCGCAGCCGGTACAGCATGGACCACAGCGACGAGCTGGCCCGCATCAAGGCCATGGCCGAGAAGCCCATCGAGGGCACCACGACCACGGACCTCGCCAATCGGATCGATGCCTTGAACAAGGGCTACCAGGATCTGACGGGCTCCCGCCTGCCGCTGATCGGCCCCGAGGAACGCTCGGGCTACCTCTCCCGCAACGCTGTGGCGATCAGCCGCGAGCGTGACCGGCAGTACGACAAGGCATACACGGCAGCGATGCGGTCCGGTCAGGGTGCCCTGAAGGCCCAGGCCGACGAGGACAAGCAGAACGTCCTCCGCGTGGCTGCTGCCCGTGGCGATCTCGGCGTGGTGCATGGCGCCACCCGCGACGAGCGGAACAAGGCTGCCGAGGAGATTTACCAGCAGCTGGACCAAGCTGGTCGCGTCAAGTTCCTGACTCAGAACATGGGCACGGACTACGTGGTCGACACGATCAAGAACAAGCTCAACGGCAGCATCACCGCAGCCTTGACCTCGGGACAGATCGACCAGACCTGGATGACGGCGTGGGACGGTTACGTGGCCCTGCGACAGGAGAACCCTTCCGTTGCGGACGCCTACTACTCGGACCACAAGCATCGGCTCGAAGGCATGTACAACGACGTGCAGGCTGGTCTGACGATGGAAGGCAGCTTCCGCCGCTGGTTCACTGGCCCCGCTGCCCGCAAGAACCTCAGCAAGGAAGACGCCAAGACCGTCACCGCTGCCATCGACAGCGAGTTCAACTCGTACATCCCCGAGTGGATGGGTGGCAACGAGAAGCTGAAGCCCGGCCAGAACTACCGCATCATGGCGGAGATCGGCCCGGACGCTGAACGCATGGCCGCCTCGACCAACGGCGACATCAAGCTGGCGGTCAACCGCACCATCCGCTCCGCTCGTCAGAACGGGATGGAGGTGTCGGGTGGCTACGTCTGGCAGAATGCCAAGGGTCAGCAGTCCCTCCAGCAGTACCTGACCGGCCCCAATGGCCCGGCCCCTGTCGGGGTCGACAAGGTGTCCTCGGCATTCGATGGCGCGGTCCACTGGGCCCTGTACGGCGGCTCTGGTCGCCAGGGTGTCCTCGGTACCGGCTTCCTCGATGACGACGCCAATGACGTCTACGTCGGCCGCCTCCCTGACCGGGATGGTGTGCCTCAGTTCCACATCCAAGCCACCCTCAAGTCGGGTGAGACTCGTGATGCCGTGCTCTCGGGCAAGGACATCTACACCTACTACGGCCGCCAACGTGAGGCCCGCGCTGCCGCCAAGGCACGCGTCACCGCCGTTCGGCGATAAGGAGAAACCATGGGTATTCGCGACGATCTCAAGCAAGCCATCTACGGCCAGGAATCCAGCTACGGCAAGGCCGACACCTCGCAAGAGAACTACGCGGGTGCCCGTGGCCCCATGCAGGTCACGAAGTCCACCTTCGAGTCCATGAAGGCGCAGGGCCTGATCCCTGCCGAGTACAGCCATGCCAACCCCGAGCACACCAAAGCTGCTGGGTTCAAGCTGATCGACCAGCTGGCCGACAAGTACCAAGACGACCCGGCCAAGGTCGCCGCTGCCTACTACGGTGGCGAGAAGGCGGTGCTGCCTGATGGCTCCATCGCCAACTTCGGCGACCTGAAGAACCCCAAGGCCCCGAAGGTCCACGACTACGTGAACCAAGTCCTGGGCCGCATGGGCATCACCACGGACGCCGAGTTCCGCGACAGCGAGAACCCTGCCCCTCGCACCTCGGTGCTGGACTCGTGGGACACCCCGATGCCGGGTCGTCAGGTTTTGCCGCAGGGCCTGTCCGCGACTACCCGCAAGGAAGTCTCGGTCAGCACGGGACTGGAACTGAGCCGGGGTGCTATCCCCGAGGATGTCCGCATCAAGGCTAAGGAACTGCAAGACCAAGCCACGCAGAAGGAGATCGACGAGTCGTCGTTCTACTCGAAGTCGAAGGACGCGTTCATCCAGAACACGTTCGCTGGCTCGGCCATCCGCGCTGCCCTGCGTCCGCAGTACGAGGTCGACCCGAGCTTCCAGGTCAAGCCCGAGGATCTGTCCGGCCTCACCGAGGACGAGCAGAACTTCGTCAAGCAGGCCGTGAGCCAGGAGAACCTGGAGCGGATCAAGTGGGAGATCGAGGACAACCGTGCCTCGCAGAAGAACATCAACCTGTCCGGCTCCGGCGTCGGTATCGCCGCCTCCCTGTTCGCTGGTCTGCCCGAGGGCTACCTGACGGGCATGGGCGCCATGCGTGCCTTCCAGCTGGGCCGCGTCGGCTCGCTGCAACTGGCAGCCCAGGGCCTGCGCGGTCAGGCCATCGGCTCCGCGATCCTGGAGAACGTCGGCACCAACCTCGCGATGACGGCTGTGCAGCAGACGTTCGATCCCTACGTCTCCGGCCACGACTACGCCATGGCTGTCGGCATGGGGTTCCTCGGCGCTGGCCTGAACCTGCCCTCTATCTTCTCGGTCGAGAAGGCTGCGATCAAGGCCACGGCTGACCGCCTGATGCTGGAGTCTGCCAAGAAGCAGGCCGCCGTCCGCGAGCAGGCCGTCAAGAACCTGGGCCCCGAGGCAACCCCCGAGGCCCTGCGTGCTGAGGTGGAGCGCCTGGAGGCCAACAAGGTCCGCGAGACGCTGAGCGTCGGTGAGGTACCGGAGAGCCGCAAGCTCACGGCTGATCCGATCGAGGGCGAGAAGAAGATGGAGGAGCTGGCGAAGGAAGCCGCCGCTTCGGCTGAGGCACCCATCGCAACGGGCCGCCCTGGTGTCGAGCAGATGGGATTCAACGCCCGCAAGCTGCCGGAGTTCTCCGAGATCGGCGTGCCCCACACGGAGCACAACGTTGCGGACGTGCTGACCAACATCGTGGACACCCACTACGATAGCGTCACCAAGGCAGTGGCAAACCGCCTGCTGAACGCTGAGAACTCCGGCCTTCGGATCATCGAGACGAAGGACGTGGGTGCCATGTTCCCTGGCACGGCTGAGCCGAAGGGCGGCTGGCGTGCTGTCTACGACAACTCCCGTCACGCGGTCATCCTGCCGGAGGGCTACTTGTCCAACCCGCGTCGGGCTGACGTGGTGAACCACGAGGTGGCTCACGCCGTCACAGTTCACAAGCTGTATGCGACCAAATACGCACCAGACTCTGTGGCGGCCGGTATCTCCAAGGAACTGGACGACCTCCGCAGCACGGTGCAGGCTGCCTACGATCTGGTCGGCGGCCACGCCAACCCCGAGCTGGACCGCCAGATCAAGTACTACTTGTCGAACCCTCGCGAGTTCGTGGCCGGTCTGTACTCTGGCCGCAGCGCCTTCACCGACTTCCTCAAGACGGTGCAGGTCGACGGCTCGACGGTCTGGAACAAGTTCGTTGACTCGATGCGTCGCCTGTTCGGCCTCGAAGGCAAGGAACTGGACGCGTTCACCCGTGGCCTGTCCCTGTCCGAGGATCTGATCTCGACCCCGATGGACGTGCGGCTGAGCACCGGCACTGACCTGAACTTCGCCAACCCGAACCAGAAGGCTGCCGCCCAGGCCAAGCACGTCTCCGACCTGCTGGCTGACCCGGTGGCACAGAAGAACGGGCTGGGTCTGCTGCCTGTGGACACCCCGCAGCAGCAAGCCGAACTGGCGGCCCTCACGGACCTGTTCCGAAAGGCCGAGGCGATGAACCTGAAGGTGGACGAGAAGCGACTGTCGAAGCTGCTGGACACCGCCATCTTCCAAGGCGGTCAGTCCATCGCCAACGTGCTGGCACGGTCCAAGAACCCGGTCGCCCGGATGATCAGCGCGGAGCTTCTGGAGAATCCGTCGGGCTCGCTGGGCCGCCGCAGCACCGCTGCGCTGGCGAAGCACCTGAACGAGCGGCAGTACCTGGGCAACACGCTGAACGAGGTGCAGGACCTGTACACGGTCTTCCGCAACCAGCAGGGTCAGTCGGCCATCGGGGACTTCTTCGGTGGCAAGACCTGGGAGCAGTTCAACCGTCTGGTCGCGGAGGAGATCGAGGGTCGCCGTGCGGGCCACATCCGTGCCCAGTCTCCCGAGGCTGTGGTCAAGGCTGCTGACTCGCTGGAGAAGGCGTACGAGCGGATGCGTGTGGCGCAGCAGGATGCCAAGACCATCGGCTGGGGTGCCCTGCCCGAGACGAGCGTCGGCTACATGCCTCACCGCATGGATCCGGCCAAGCTGACGGCGATGACGCAGGAACAGCGGGCCGTGCTGCACGATGCCCTGGTGGATCAGTTCATCAACATCAGCGGCTTCGATATCAGCTTCGCAGACAACCTCGCGAGCAAGTACATCCAGAAGGTACACGACCGCGCCATGGGCGGCTTCTCCGCACCCATCGGTGCCCACCAAGTCGGTGCTGCTGACGTGGTGGAAGACGCACTGGAAGCGATGGGTATGTCCCGTCCGCAGGTGCTGGCCGCCATGAAGAAGTACCAGCGTGGTGCCGCGAGTCACACGAAGAAGCGTCTGAACCTGGATCTGACCGCTACCCACACGCTGAAGGATGGAAGCGAGTTCCGTCTTATGGACGTGATGGACACGGACCACTTCAACCTCCTGCGCAACCAAGCCCGCCGCGTCTCTGGCGAGGTGGCCCTGGCGCAGCACGGGGTGATGGGGAAGCCGGGCCTGAACGTCCTGCGTACCGCGATGACCTACGGTGCCGATGGCGCCCGGGCTACGCCGGACGAACTGCACGCCTTCGACCAGCTGGCCGCCGAGTTCCTGGGTGATTCCTTCGGGACGCACAACCGGAACCTCGACCGTCTGATGCAGGTCAACACCCTGGCCCGTCTGGGCGGCATGGGCTTCACGCAGCTGGCTT